CTGTCGGAACACCAGACTGTGCAAAGAAGCTTTCACGCTTCGAGATTGTCGTAACGAACGTACCGGAAACTGACTGTGCGAGACCACGAGCGGACAGATAGCTACCGATTGGGATAAACCAATCGGCAACAAATGACCACGGCGTGAGCTCCCACAGGACAGAGGAAGGATCAATCAACCCATTTAAGGCAGGCACATTCACTTCTTTCACACGGCCTATCAACTGACCACGGGCAAGCCCGTCGAAGTCGAAGGTCTTAATGTTAGAAGAGAGAGGTGTCGCAGTGATAGGCTTCTTCATCCTAACCCGGTAGGTCTGAACTGCAGGTTCGTTGAGCTGCTGCGCTAACGCTTGCGCAGCACCTTCAGCGTCCTTAAGCAGTGGCATCCACCCATATTGCAATTCCAACCAGGCCTGGGCGGCTTGGCGAGAAGCGGCTGTCGGCGAAAGAGGCATCCGTGACCTTTTAAAAGCTCTCTCCACATCTCTGTGGGAGGCTCCGAGGGCCACAGAAACTCCTTTAACGTCCAGTCGACGGAAACTTCGGTATGCATCATAGATCCTCTTGGCTGAATTGGCAATCAAAGAAAGAGCCTCGCGGCCCTCTCCGAGAAAGACACCCATGTCAAAGTCGGATCCAATGATTTTTTCCCGAAGCTTACCCTGCAACGCGATCGTATCGTTCGCATTCCATGCAGTCGAGAAGTTGGAGGAATACCCGCTGGAATAGAGTTGTCGAAACCAATACACCGACGTACCAACAAGTTGGTAAGGCGGGTAGAAGTCATAGACGTTCCAAATTCCTTGGGAGTCCATCCAGAACTCGAGCAGCATGTCATAGGGATGATCGACGAGAGAAGTACGAGGTTTAACCCTCCGCTTCTCCCAGATGCGACCATAGCTATATCCGAGGCGGTTGCGCACTTTCGTGCGCTCAGCCTCTTCGATAGCCAGGTCAATCTTCTTCCACGATGCTTGAAATAAATTACTAGCTGGAGTTGCGGGGTAGTTAGTCCCGTCCCAGGTTTTATAATATTTCGATTGTGGAGATCGGTCAAAGATAATAGACCCTGACGTCATACAAGCCACCTCCCCTTAGAAATAAGGGAAGGTTGAGAAGGTGCCGGTGTTACCGGTACCGACTCAGAAGAGGCCCCCCGAGAAGGTGAAATGAAGTCGACAAGGTAACGAACCGAAAATAGGACAGATCCAACCATTACAAGCATGGCAATTAAGCCAAGACCTGTGATGAAGAACTTTCCTAAAGTCGCAAGTACCGTGTCCATTCCAATTTCCTTTTCGAG